GGTGCAGGTAAATCATTTATCTGTTCAGGTAACATTGTACGTCACGCACAAGAGCAAGGCATTTATGTAATCTTAATTGATACTGAAAATGCGCTTGATGAGGCTTGGTTACATGCGTTAGGAGTAGACACTTCAGAGGACAAATTGCTAAAACTGAACATGGCTATGATTGACGATGTAGCCAAGGTTATCAGTGACTTTGTTAAAGAGTATCGCACACTTGACGAAGCAGATCGTCCTAAGGTCCTGTTTGTACTTGACTCATTGGGTATGATGTTAACTCCGACAGACGTTAACCAGTTTGAAGCAGGTGAAATGAAAGGTGATATGGGTCGTAAACCTAAAGCACTTACAGCACTTGTTCGTAACTGTGTAAACATGTTTGGTACATTAAACCTGGGCCTAGTAGCAACTAATCATACCTACGCAAGTCAAGATATGTTTGACCCTGATGATAAAATTTCAGGTGGTCAGGGCTTTATCTACGCTTCAAGTATTGTAGTAGCTATGCGTAAACTTAAACTTAAAACAGACGCTGATGGTAATAAGACCAGTGAAGTACATGGCATTCGTGCTGCTTGTAAGATTATGAAAACTCGTTATGCTAAACCGTTCGAGTCAGTACAAGTAGAAATTCCATATGAAACTGGCATGAGTCCTTACAGTGGTATGGTTGATATGCTAGAAGGTAAAGGCATGCTAACTAAAGAAGGCAACAGTTTAGTCTACAAACTTGCTGATGGTACTGTTATTAAGAAATTCCGCAAAGCATGGGAACGTAACGAAGATGAAAGTCTGGATCGAGTTATGAAAGAAATTTCGAGTAATGTTAACCCTTTGCTAAGTACTGAAGCTGTAGAAGTTACAGATGAAGAATTATCCGACAACACAGCACAAGTAGAAGGAAACGAAGAATGAGTTTAGAAGTTGATATCTTAGGTGAAATGTGGTTAACTTGTAAAGAGTACATTAACCCTAAAGATAAACAAGCGGCCGCAGACCATGTGATCAGTGTAGTAGCTGATCACAGCATTACCGAAGCTGATCTTAAAAAGTTTGGTGGAACTGATAGTTATCTTAAACGTGCAGTAGAAGAATATCTAGGCGAAGATGACGATGCAGAATACGCAGACGACGAAGGAAGCGACGACTACTAATGTGGTACAATAAAGTAGTTCAAAGTATTGCTAATTTACCAGACTTCATTGACTACTATTCTAAGGAATTAGAAGCAGCCAAACGTGAAGTCAGCGTATACGGCAATATTGAAAAGAACTTGGCCGCACTTCCGGGCATCACAGAGCAACGCTTCAATCAGCTACAGGAGATTGAAGCGGTGCTCAACCTCTTGAACATTCGTTTGAGAAAAATTCGTAAGGATCACTTTAAAAAATACCTAGAAGGCTACGCACGTGCGCTTACTTCACGTGATGCTGAAAAATACGTAGATGGCGAAGATGAAGTTATTGATATGGAAACTATTATTAACGAAGTAGCCTTACTGCGTAACAAATGGCTAGGTATCATGAAAGGCTTAGAAAGCAAGAATTTTATGTTAGGTCACGTGACTAGATTGCGTACCGCAGGTATGGAAGATGCAAGTATACACTAACGTAGATGACTTATTAGAAGAATGGGAAGTGTTAAAACACAAACAATACCCCAATCCATCAAATAAAGATCAAGTAATGGCATTTGTCTGTTGGAAAATGACCATCGAAGATTATGCTAAAGATCTGCGTACAAGTAGATTAGAAAATAATAAAGATAAAGAACACAAATGTACTAAGAACTTTATTGATGCATATACACAATTTAGTAAAGACTATGTATTTAAGGTATTAACAGATGACCACCAGACACAGTCTTAAAATATTAACCCAACTGCGTGAATATGATAGTTTCTTAGATAGTTTATCTACTATTGCTGACATGGGCTGTGGTTCGGGCGAGGATATCACTTGGTGGGCTACCCTTACTACACGCGATGACCCACCGGAACCTTATAATTATAATTGTTTTGCTATCGATCGTGATGGTAGTAAACTTGCACAGATACCCAATTTACCCAATCTTAGAAAAGTAGAGCAAGATTTTAATTTACCCTGTGTTCCGGTGCAGATTGATCTACTTTGGTCACATGACAGCTTACAATACAGCACGAATCCGTTGGCAACATTAAAACATTGGAACGAATCGATGAATGTTAATGGTATGCTGGTATTAACTGTACCACAGCATAGTGGCGTAGAATATAACAAATATTATAGCAGAACTCATAGTGGTTGTTTTTATCACCATACCCCAACAACTTTGATATACATGTTAGCAGTCAATGGCTTTGATTGTAGAGATGCATACCTACTAAAAGAATTTAATGATCCTTGGATACAAATGGCTGTGTATAAATCAGGTATCGCACCAATGGATCCAGCAACAACCACATGGTTTGATTTAATTGATGCTGGACTGTTACATCCTAGTATAGTTAATAGTATTACAAAAAATGGTCATTTACGTCAGGAAGAAATAGTAATGCCATGGCTTGATCGAGAAAATTACTTTGTTGATTATGTAAGTACTTGGACAGAAGTGCCTGCAGAAGCCGAAACTACAGTAGACGGTATAGTTAATACTCAAATTGAGTCAAGTGAATCCAAGATAAAACAGGCTATGCCTAAAACTGTTGAAACTAAAATTCTTAAACCTATTGGCGTTATGCGCCCACCAAAGAAAAAATATGATTAATCGTGTTGTATTAGTTACTGGTGGATTTGATCCACTGCACTCAGGACATATTGAATATTTCAAAGCCGCAAAGGCTTTGGGAAATACTCTAGTAGTAGGAGTTAACAGCGACAGTTGGTTAGAACGCAAGAAAGGTCGTGCGTTTATGCCTAGTACAGAACGCATTAACATCATCCAAACACTAAGAATGGTTGACCATTGTATACTGTTTAATGACAACGATGGTAGTGCCATTGAAGCAATTAATAATGTTAAGATGATGTATCCTAACAGCCATATTATATTTGCCAACGGCGGTGATAGAACAGGCAAAAACATCCCAGAAATGTCCGTTAAAGATGTTGAATTTGTGTTTGGCGTTGGCGGCGATAACAAAATGAATTCAAGCAGTTGGATTCTTGAAGAATGGAAAGCTCCTAAGACAGAACGTCCGTGGGGTTACTATCGTGTACTACAAGATGTAGCTGGTACCAAAGTTAAAGAACTTACTATAGAGCCTGGTAAGACACTAACAATGCAACGTCATTATAATCGTGCCGAACATTGGCATGTTAGTTACGGTATGTGCCAAGTAGAACTAGATGATCGTACATTCACACTACAGCATCATGATCACTATCATGTCGAACCAGAACAGTGGCACAGACTACACAATCCATTCGCTCAACCTTGTAAAATAGTTGAAATACAGTACGGCGACTACTGTGGTGAAGATGATATAGAACGCAAATAGTAGTTGACATCAGCTGAAAATTATGTTATTATAATATTTTATCAACAACCTTAGGACAATAAATGGCCGCTAAAAAACATTCTGTAGAAATCTACAATATTGATGATGCTCTTGCAGTATTTGACAATAACCAATTCCAACTAATTTTAGCCGCAGCCGTCCGTGCTCGTGAAATTGCTACAGCTCGTACTATTGCAGAGCGTGCTGGTAGTAACATTAAATATCCAACACGTCATAGTGTACAGGCCCTAGTTGAATTTGCTGAAGGCAAGATTGGCAAAGAATACTTAAACAAGGTCAAAAAGTAGTTGACTAAATACAATTTCCGTTGTATAATAGTTTTTGAAATGCAGGTGTGGAGAAATAGGTATACTCAGCAGACTTAAAATCTGCCGGCGCAAGCCATGGCGGTTCGACCCCGCCCACCTGTACCAAGTTTTAGGGCCTCAAGCATAAACCCGGTATACGCACCCGACTCATAATCGGAAGACAGTGAGTTCGAATCTCACGGGGCCCACCAAATAATTAAGGATGTCTATGACAAACGAAGAATACGAACAAGCAATTAAAGAGTTTTTAGCCAATGGTGGCGAGATTAAGCAAATTGCTCGTGGTGTACAAAGCGAAACAAGTACTACAAACTTCTGGGGTGCTCCTAAAAAGAAGAAAGCAGAAGACCCAACTCCTGAATCAAATGCAGATATTGAATAAATTTTTAAATCTTTTTAAAAAGAAATTAATATTAGTAGGCAGTCGTACTAATCTGTACGATATCATTGATGCTGCAACAGCAAGTAATTATCATATTATTGGTATATTAGATAGCCACTTTTATGGTAACACTGCTGAAATATGCGGTATCCCTGTAATAGGCAGTGAGCAAGAACTATTAGATCCCAGCAGTAAATGGCGCAAGTATAATTTCTTTCCTGCCAATTGGTGGGATGGAAAACAGGCCATTGGTAAAAATACCTATGATGGTGAAAAATTACGTAAAGAGCGTATTGATCTATTAGATCGTAGCGGTGTGCGTGTTGTTAATTTAATCAATGACAAGAAAATACATTGGTTTAATCATAAGCGTAATCTTAAATTAGGCAAAGGTATACTAATTTTAAGTAATACCAGTATAGGTGCTAATGTAACGATTGGGGACTACAGTGTCATTGATTGGACTTGCTCGTTGTTATTTACTAACATAGGACGTAACAGTATAATTGGCTCGCACACAATTTTAGCGCACTGTGAAGTCGGTGATGATGTGCGTATAGGTGTACGTAGTGTGCTGATACCTAGTAGAACAAAGAATGTACTTACAGTAGGAGATCGTGCTATTGTCTATATCGGTAGCACAGTGTTAGACAATGTGCCCTCAGACAGTGTGTACACAATGCACGGAAAAACAAGAACTCGTTTTAAAAAATCAACCTAGGGAATAAACTATGTTTTTTGAATGGTACTGGGCTAATCTAGCCGGAATAATAATGGTAATGATAGGTTGTTTGGTCTTTACAGTATGGATTCATCGTTCGTGGAGTCATAGAGGCATCGATGTAAGTCCCGGTGTTGCTAATTTTAGTCGCATATGGTTATGGATGATTGGTTGGTACTGGCCGAATCTAATACAGCACTTTGCGGCAACACATCGTAAACATCATGCACGTTCTGATCAAGTAGATGATCCGCACAGTCCGCACTACTATACATTTAAAGAATTAGTATTAGACAAAGTTGATACACAAAGTGATTCTAGTCGCCCCTACTATATGCCTAAAGAAGAAGTGGCTAAATGGGCCGGAGATGTTCCGCAGTACAATGATTGGCTGGAACAAAACATTTTTAGAACATATCCCACTAAAGGTCCGTGGATATTAGCAACACTGTACTTGATTGTGTTTGGATGGTTGGGACTGTTGGTTGGTTTAGTATGGATGTACGTTGCTCGTATGAGCGCACGTTTGCACAACTACATGTCGCATACTAGAGGATATCGTAATTGGCCACATGCAGATCCTTGGGATAAGAGTGTTAATATAATACCAATTGGTATTATTTGGGCCGGAGAAGAGTTAGCGGCTAATCATCACGATGATCCTCAAAGTCCAAAACTTAGTCGTCGTTGGTTTGAATTTGATATTGGTTGGGTGGTTATATTATTGTTAGCTAAGTTAAATTTAGTTACATTTATTGACGCTAGACAACTGAAAGGCCATTGGTATAGTTGGTTGTTTAAAAAAGAGGTTGACAAAGCAGTCAAAAAGTAGTATTATATGTGTATATTTTAAATTTGGTATAAATAAAAGTATAAATAAATTAATAAAGAGGTTGACAGTCTACTAAATAGAATGTATACTTGTTGTTATAGTAACAAATTAATTAAAGGAACGCGAAAGCAAAATGTTTAAACAGCTACATCAATTTAAAGGATCGAAACAAGTGATAGCACTTGCCACGATGTCTTATTGGTCAGCGATTGAGACATTAGGCAATGATCGCGCACCGAGTAATTGTATTGGGGTTCGAGAGGGATGGGATGGTTATTAAGTAAATAACAAAATCCAAAACTTTAAGAACCCTAGAACAGAGATGTTACTAGGGTTTTTTGTTTTATGTGTCAGGGAAACGAGGTCCATGACAAGGCACATTAAAGATTGTATGTTGAACGGGCGGAAACAGGGATGGGTTACTCTTGTGTGAGTAAAAAAATCTGTTTATAGTAGAGCACATTATGTAGCAGCCTTACTCTTCCAGGAGGGAAGTCAGTGGGACCGCAAGGATACTTACAGAATGTGCAGATGTAGTGTGCTCTACTATACGCTTTCATATGAGAGCGTTACAAATTTCGTAGTTACTATGAGGGAGACATAGAGCAGGTCAAACCTGTCAAGATCGCAACTTGGGTGGTTCGAGTCCACGCTACGAATTCAAGATTACGGCTCCTATCTATTGCCTTTGGGATAGCTTAGGAGTTATTTTTAAACTCAGTGTCGTATAGTCAGGCCTATTATGCGTGCTTTGGGAGCATGAGATCGTTGGTTCGAATCCAACCACTGAGACCAAGTTTATGGAGGTGTAGGAAAATTGGTAACCCCAGGTGACTGTAAATCACCCGCCCCTGGCATTGTTGGTTCAAGTCCAACCGCCTCCACCAAGTTATAAAGTTTTAAAGTTATGGGCTGTTGGTATAATTGGGAACACACCTGCCTTGCACGCAGGAGTCCGGGGTTCGACTCCCCGATGGTCCACCAAGAATTTGCGGAGTTAGACTATTCTAGCGTCGACGCATAGTCCAAGTTAGTTGCAACTGACAACAGATTATGAAAACTAGAAGATAGAGGTGCAATTCCTCACCGCATCTTATTTTATGTCGCAGTTCCAGTTACACTAATCTCTCAGTTCAAAGCTGTTAGTGTGTAAAGGACACGAGAAAGTCAACTTCTTCTGGATAGACTGTGACGCCATATAACGGAATGATAGCTCAATTGGTAGAGCAAGATGCTTTTAACGTCGAGGTTTAGGGTTCAAGTCCCTATCGTTCCACCAGTAATGCGGTATTAGCTCAATCGGGAGAGCACGGCACTGTCACTGCCGAGGTAAGGGGATCGAAACCCCTATATCGCGCCAAAAAGATGTTGACAATTATTAAATTAGAATATATAATAGTTGTATAGTTTCAATAGCGGGATGGAGAAGTTGGAATCTCGGCAGCCTCATAAGCTGTAGGTCGGCAGTTCGAATCTGTCTCCCGCAACCAAGTTTTAAATGCACCATTCATCTAGAGGCCTAGGATACTGCCCTTTCACGGCAGGTACACGAGTTCGAATCTCGTATGGTGTACCAAGTTTTAAAAGCCCCTTTGCGCCGAATGGGATGGCAGCGGATTTGTAATCCGTCTTCGTAAGATAGAGAGTGTTCGATTCACTCAGGGGGCACCAATTTTTAAACTACAAGCATAAATAAAATAAAAGGAGTTTGTAGTGCTAAAATATTCAAAGGCAGAAGCAGGAAAGTTAGGAGCAGAAAAATCCAAGATTACAACTGCTCTTAAGAAAAAAGAAAGGATAGATCAATATAGTCTAAATCCTAAACATTGTAAACAATGTAATAAGGTGTTAGAATATAAAGATAGAAATAAAACATTTTGTAATAGTAGTTGTTCTGCTACATTTAACAATTTAAAAAGAACAGATGCTATAAGAAAAAATCCTACAAAATATAAAGAAAAAAGAGTTCCTGTTAAATGGAACTGTTTAAACTGTAACAAAGAACACACAACCGTAGCGTGGAGAATCGGAAAATACTGTAATACCGATTGCCAACACGAATATGAATATAAACAAAGACTAACTGAATGGTTAGTAGAAAATAAAAAGATAGGTAAAAATGCTATGAAGCGGTACTTGTCTGAAACACACGGATACAAATGTTCAGTATGTAGTATCAGTGAATGGAATAACAAAAAAATTGTATTAGAATTAGAACATATCGATGGTAACTCTGACAATAATAATTTAGAAAATATTTGTTTGATTTGCCCGAATTGTCATAGCCAAACTGACACATATAAGGGCAAAAATGTAGGACAAGGTAGGCACTACAGAAGAGTGCGTTACGCAGAAGGAAAAAGTTTTTAGATTTAATGCGAGAGTGGCGGAATTGGTAGACGCACTGGATTTAGGTTCCAGCGCCGCAAGGCGTGAGAGTTCGAGTCTCTCCTTTCGCACCAAAGATTTGCTTGGTTAGTAACGGAAAGTGTGTTTAATTGGGGCTACGAGCCTTTACTCCGCCCAAAGAACGGTATCGTAAAGATATATGGACCGTCTTTACACAGCGCAAAGTTTTATGCGGGATTAGTTTAATGGTAGAACTGCAGATTTCCAATCTCCTGGTGAGGGTTCGATTCCCTTATCCCGCTCCAGAACACTAGGTTACACTTTACCTTTATGAAAGTGGGTCATTGGTGATACCATAACGCCAGGGTGCGCACGATAAAGTTTAGCGACTACCTCTAAGTCCCATTGCCGGGAGCCTTGAAAGTATCGTGGGTGTTTTGCTGTTTTTAACCACAAAGCAAACAGACGGACAGAGTAACCGCTCAGTTCTGGGCCAGGTAGTGCTGGT